TAAAGAAGTGCCGCTCCCTGTATCTAATTGTTTTTTTACAATGTTATCTTCAACTACTAATTTATATAAATTTTCTGAAGTTGTTGTTGTTGGCAATTCAGTAAATACTAAATTATTACTACCACTGTAATACAACGTACCTGTTGTTAAACTGTCTGAATCAGAAAATACTGGCAAATAGCCACTAACACCAGATCCATCAATTACTTTTTTGCCACTTAATGGACTAAGATTAATTATATTATTTACGTATCCCGAAGATATATAAAAAAGATCAGAAAATTCTGATACTACTTCATCACTATTTATTGCGCGAACTTTTACAAAATAGTCATTTCCTTCGTTAATTGGAAATATAAAGCTTGGATTAATTGGAGAATAAGTAAAATCAGCAAAACCAGTTATTCTTTTCGCTACACAAACACCAGTATTATATTCGCCTAAATAAGTTAATCCTGTATTATTTAAAGATGTATTAGTTAAATATCTTGAATCAGAATATATTCCTGTATAAATTGTTCCACTATAATAACCACCTGATGGTAAAAAATTAAAAGAATTATCACCTGTGTGTCCATAGCATAAAAATATTTCATTATTATTAGTGAAACCAGATGGTATTCTTATTTCGGTAATATAATTTATACCCGTAGAATACTGATTGTATAATCCTGTTGGCAAAGAACCAAAATTATCAACATATAATGTGTGTCCAGACCATTGAATACCTGAAGAGCCATAATTACTAAAAACGTTACCAGTTGAACTTAAGCCTGTTCCTGTTCCAAAAGCTATTCCGTTTATATTTTCTAAAGATCTGTTGTTTAAAAAATAATCGTATTTTGTTTTATTTTTTCCGCTTTCTTCGACTAATATATGAAAAAAACAATCTTGAGATTCTAAAACAGAATTCCATTTTATAAAACTGTTTAAATTTAAATCTTTAGAAACGTTATTAAAATCAAAATAAGCGTATCCAGTTAAACCAATAATTTTTTCTGGCAAATCTAAAATAGAAAATGAACCCGGTTTTACACCAGAAGAAACTACTTTAATTCCACTAGTAAAATAATTATATGGAATTAAATGAGTGTAATAAGGAATTCTTACGTCATTATCTAAATTTATATTTGAACCTAACTGATTCAAATCTTCTATAAAAACTTGATTTATAGAAGGTGAAATATATTTTTTGTATAAAAGATAATTATCACTTTCATTATCAGGATTAAAGCTAGTGCCAGTAGTAACGAAAACATCTAAAGATTCAATAATTCTTGAATCTGCATAGTCTAAATTAAGAGATAAAGCTGTATCCAAGCTATATCCACTTATGCTAACCGAAGGAACGCCAAAGTTTATTAAAGCTACGCCAGTGCTTGTTTTGTTTTCTAAGTCTTTACTTATTACTTCTATTAAAAATTGATTTAAATTACTTATATTTTGAAAACCAGTGACTAAACCAAAAGTATTAAATAAATCTGAAGAATTAACGGTATAATTAGTTTGAGCAAAACTTCCCGGTAAAGAGCTAATTAAATTCTTACCAGTATCATAAAAATTTATTTGAAATCCTGAAAAAGTAGAGTCATTAACAAAACCATTAATTAAATTTCTACTTTTTGGATCTTCTACTGCCCAGCTTAAATTTATTTGGCTTTGAGCTAAAAATCCACTAATGAATGGCACTGAAATGTCGTAACCAAATTGATCTGCATTTATAGTTGTATTTTTAGAAGAAAAGAAACCATTTAACGATAAATCAATATTTTTTATCGTAAACGGATCTGTATAAATACTTGTTAGCCCTGAAATAAATGCCATAATATACTTTACACGTTTATTAATCTCATATTCGAATCAAAAGCGTATAAATCAATGTCAAAAGAAATTGAATTTTGACTACCTTCTCTTTTTTGTCCTAAAAATACCGTAATTTTAGTAGCTTCATTTTTATAAACCTTAAATTTTAAAATTTTGCCATCCTTTATTATATTACAATATAAACCGAAAACGTTAGAGTTATCAGATAAATCATTAAAGTATTGTATAAAATTTAATGCTACAGATTCATAAATTAAAGCGCCAAAATCTGTATTAAAAACTTCCGTTTCTATATAAAATGTATGATCAAAATCAGTTGATACAGCTTCAACATAAGACATATTTAAAAATTCTAAGCCACCTTGTATCTCAAGATCAGTTAAAGCAGGTCTGATATAATCATCAGTTGAAAAAACTATTTGTTTTTTATCGTTTTGTTTTTTATCTATAAAAGAATCTTCGTCAACAAAATCAAATTTTTGATTGCTAAAGCGCATTAAAGTCAAATTATACTCGTTTATAGAAGATTCTGATATTGTTATGATTCTATATAAATCTTCATCATTTATATCTTCTAGTAAATTAATAGAAAAATTTGCATCTGATCTTAAATTAGCAAAACTACCATAATTTATTTCAGGATAAGTTGTAAAATTTACGTCGTATATTCTTGCAGATGTTGTATTAAATGCCGCAACAGCATATAACGGATTTCCTTGCGTTCTAGGAAGACCGTCTATTAACTGGTTTCCATTTAAATAAAAAACAATATTAGTTCCATCATAAGATATAGTCAATAAATCAGAACTTGTTATAATTTTATTAAAATTAAAAGGGCTTGCGACTGTATAATTTGTTGGCGTAGATGGAAAAATTCCAAGTAAATTTCCGCTATTTATATAAAAACCATAGTTTACATCAGTTGAATCGTTAGTTATATTGTTAGCAGAACTCAAACCGCAAACAAAAATTTGAGTAACATCTGTAACTTTAAAAGATATCTGACAATTTTCTGTATAACTTTGGTTTGTGTAAGCTTTTCTCGTCCAACTAGCACCACCAACATTGTCTCCAAAAACCACAGAACCGTTATCAGTAGAAAATGTTTTAGATAATAAATTCCACGATATAAATGATTTCGGCAAAACTTTTAATCTTAATTCCGCATTATTAAATTCAAAAACTGTTAAAGTTGTTTCTAAAGCTTCGTCATTCACTATAGAAAATAATTTTATTTTCTTTCCTAGAATATCCTCTCCGAGTTCTCTATCAACATATATATAATTATTATTAAAATCCAAAGAAGTTACTCTGCCAAACTTTTGGGCGTTAAATTTTAGATTATCGGCAACTCTTACTATATCTCCTATTTTTAAATTTGTAGCTTCTATTCCGGTTACAAATGAAACAGTTTGAGATTCTAATTTAGACGTAGCTAAGAACCACTTCCCTATTCTTTCTGCTTGGTACTTAGAAGTAATTCCAAAACCTAAAATTTCTTTTTCAATTAAACCGTATTTTCTTATAAGCTCGCTGTCTTCAACATATACGATTTTATCTTTAAAGTTGTCAGTTTTATCAAGATAAGAAACTTTTATAACCGTAAAAGAAGTTTCTTTGTTTGCAGAAGAGTAATTAAAAACACCATCTTTTACATTTGAATTTGTAAAAACATAAACAACTGGTTTCTTGACATCTACAGTTAAATTGAGAAGGCCGTTTCTAAAATAAAAAACGCCTCTAAAAATTGACGCCATGTCAGAAAGAATTTTTAAACCTTCAGTAGCGTCATTTATATATATATTTGCTGAAAAGCGTGGTTCTAAAAAGTCAAAATAACCGTGATGACGAGCCACGCATTTTCCTGATTTAATTTTCAAAGATGAATCAAATATCTTAGTTTTTGATATTTTTTGAGATATACCTTCGTTAACATTTGCTACTCCAGCAACTATATTTTGAGAAACATAGTTAAGAGCGTATTCTTTTATTTTTTCTTCAGTATTTAATATAGCAGGGTTACCTCCTACATAAGATTGTAAAGCTTTATAAAATTTTCCATTCAAATCTGATTCAATAAAACTTCTGACACCAAAATCATTGCACAACTTTAATTTCGCCGTACCACCATCTAAAGTTGTAGATAAAATTATTTTTTTAAAGTTTATTTTTATATTTTCATTGAATTCATTTTTAACATCATATAAAAACAACAAACTTTTTTCTGGATAAACTTGTTGTAGTTTTTGCAAAGTATCAGTCCAGTTAAAAGTGATAACGTTAAAATCTTTTTCAGTATTTTTTACATTATTATTGTAATTAAAAGAATTTGCAGTATATTTTGTTGAAGCGTTAGTAATAACCAACTCATTGCAAAACTTTGAAATCTTTAATATATCCCATTTATTCAAATCGTTTTCGGTCATAAAACTTTTCGCTAAACCATATCTAGCATTCGAACACAAATCATAAAAAATCCAAGCAGGATCATCTGTCCATTTTAAAGTTTTACTAAAATAACCGCTCCAGTCTCCATTGTACTCTCTTACATCACCATCATAAATATCAGGAATTTTTATTTTTAAAAGCTTACAATCAAAACTTCTCACAGGAACAGAAGAAAAGTGTTTAGAACTAATTACGTTTTCACAAACAGCAGAATATGGATATGAAAAAGAATAATCCACTCTTTCTATAATACTATCTACAGAAAACTCTTTAGAAAAATTATTAGATTCTTCACTAGAAGCGGAAAATCTTTTTTCTACGCTGTAAACGTTTATAATATATTCATTATTTGCGGCTTTAGAATCTGTTTTTTTAAAGAATTCTATTTCAATAGGTATCATTGATGGGCTACCCTTCACAACAAAATACCCTTGAAAAAAATAATAACTTCTTATTCCAGTATTTAAATTTGAAACACAAACCACAAATCGCAAATGATTACTAAAAGTTTCACCTTTACCACCAATATAAAAAAGATTATCAACTTTAATATTAACAGTTGCACTAGTAACGTATTTATTTTTTATATAATGAGAAAAATTTCTTGCCAAAGAACGAGCGTTTATTAAAGCTTTTTGCTTATCAGTGTTATTACCAGAATCTATAAAAAAATCTTCATCAAATTGATACAGATTAAAAACTATACCATCAGGAGTTCTTTCTAAATCATAAATTTTAGAATCGTATTTGTAAACAGCGCTTGACGTAGAATTTGAATTTTCTACTTCATTTCCTAAAGATATATTAAAGTTAACAGAAGAGAAATTTAAAAAACTTGTTCTTTTGTCTCTTATTGGACTATCATTGTAATATATTCCATATGATAATGAAGAAGCTTTATTTGAAATTGTATCACTTACACTTATATAATTTAAAATACCACCATCACTGTCTACTAAACCTTCTATTGGACCTTCACATAATAGATCGGTAGCGTAATACGAAGTTTCTGTATCTAAAGTATTATTTCTAGCTAAATCGCCAGGAAATCCAGCTACACTTATAGCTGAATTATTTCTATTTAAATATATTAATACATCATTTTTTGCAGTTTGACTAGTTGTTGGAGACGATGCGGCTATTTGTGAATTTGATGGTATAGGAAGTTCATTTTTTAAAATAACCCCAAGAGCGCGGGCCAGCCCTTGTAAGCCCAACTCTTCACCCTCGTCAGTTGATCCTCCACCGTCTTCTACTAGTCGTATATTATCCCTTGCACTACTCATATAAAAATAAATTATTAATTTTCAACCCTTACGCCACGACTTCCACCTCCAAAAATTGGAATTGCAGGTTGAGCGCCCTGATTTACTAAACTTGTTGTTATCAAATCATTTGAAACTAATACGCTTCCAATTTTTAACCTTCCATAACCAATAGGTATTGCCACGTTTCTTTTAGTCACGTTTTCATAAGCAGAAAACATTCTTGAATTATTTTTAATATCTTTTGGGGCCTTAGGACTCATCAAACGAGTAATAAGCATTTGAATTCCCATAGCTATCAACATGACGATAATCATTGTTGTTAAACTAACAGGATCTGCACCCAAAATTAACGGAACCACTTCAACTACAGAATTTTTTTTCAATATTGGAGAATTCAAATATTCAGGAGCCATAATTTTATCATCTACATATATAATAAAATGACTCAAATACTCTTGCATTGTTCCTAAAATTTCAATCAATTTATTACTATTAGCCTCAATAGCTTCAAAAGCTTCTCCAACTGTTTTAACATTCAAAAGCCAATCTGTTTTTATAAAATTTTCAAAAATTCCATGTAATTTAATGTTTACCATATTATATTGTATTTACACTTCTTTCTATAAACTTTTGTGACGGAATTATAAATAGTAACATGTTTATATTATGATATTTTTGATGTTTTAAATCTGTTTCTGAAAAATCAAACCCAATCGGATGACTATGAAATAAATATAATATTTCGTACTTACTCTTTATTTCAAGATACTCTTTCGGAGAAACAAGAAAAAAAGAGTCTTTTGATGGATGGCTATTTGCAATTGGCTTGAATGTTATTCGTTCATTGTTTTTAACTACAAATCCACAAACTTCTACATCTTTATTTCTTAAAGCGTAATCTTTAATTTCGTTAAGTATTTCAGACGCTAGTGTCATTATTAAATGGGAATGTTGCTGGAAACGCTCCAAAAGGTAAAAATGGTTTACCATTTGTAAATGCGTTTGTAGTATTATTTCCAAATCTTAACATACAACCTTGAAGCGTTTTTGAGCATTTGTCTTGCTTCCAAACGTTAGTATTTTTTGTAGGATTTTTATTCGAATTGACTATCACACAAACAAAATAATTTTTATTTTGAATTAAAGGCGATAAAATTGATTCGTCTGATTCTAAGTTTGTATTAGACAATGCATCTATATAAACAAAATCACCTATTGCATAAGAAACAGTTGATAACCATTCACCTTTATATCTTAATGATGGTATTTCATAATTACCATTGTTTGAAAAACTATTGTAATTTTGTATAAATACTTTATCATTTTCGTCTGCTACTGGTACTCCTAAGAATTTATTAAATGCAGCGTCTGATCCAGAAGGTGCTGAAATTTTTGCATTTATATCTACTGGCCCTTCATATTTTCTATTATTACCGTAATTGCAACCATAACATCTATAATTCCACGAACACGTATCATTAGCAACTTTTCTTGCTGGAACTGTTAATGATTCAACATCTACCTTGGTAACTAATTCTAATTCTACAAAATTTAAGTTTTCACTTAATTTAGCGTTCACTATTAATTTATCAAAAGATATATAAGTATTAAAAAAAGAAATTCCAAAAGGATTTTTGCCATCTATAAAATTCACATTATCCAAATCTTTAGCTAATATTTTTTTTCTATTAAAATTTTTGCCTATCAAATCTTCGCGATCTTGCAAAACTCTAGAGAAATAATTGTTTATATTTCCCACTTTTAATTTAGGTCTAGCCTGTCTGCCATCAGAAGTTGTTTCGAAATCATTAAATTCGCATGGGATAAATATATATTCTTTATTTTGAAATATTATATTTTTATCAAAATTCTTAGATCCATGAAATCTTAAATATCCTTCATTTGGCTCAAGCTCTATTTCAAACAAATCTATTACTACATAATTATTTAATTTGAATAATGTATTCATACTATTATATTCTACCAGCGATATTAAAATTATTAGGTAATTGTATTCTATTATTTAATAGCAATGAAGAACCTGTAAATCCGCTAAAAAGTTTAAGATAAGTTTTTGACAATGAATTAAACATCTGAACTCTTTCAGTATTAAATAAAACTCTATTATAAAAAATAGCATCAAAATATAAATTATTTACATTTGAAGCGCCAGTTAATGGAATATTTGACAAATCAAAGCATGTATTATTTAATTGTGTTAAATAACTTTGCAAAACTGGTAATGAATAACTAGAAACTAAATTTCCATTTATATATATAGAATAATATTGACCCTCTCTTTGTATATTAAGAATAAAAGGATAATAATCACCGCCTACAATTGACGAGTTTAATTGTTTGGATACTTGTAAAGCTTTAGCAGTAGTTTCATTTCTTGCGTTATAAAAATTTGTTGCGGTAGCCGCACTTAAAGTTTCATTGTACAACAAAGGGAAAAAAAATGTAAAAATATTCGGTTCTTTAGAAAAAGATTTATAAACACTTGTTCTAAAACTTTCTAATATTATATTTATTATCTTATTGTAACCAGTAGCTCCATTAACATACCAATTAAAAAATGAAGAATTATTTGATGGAAAGGCATCTACAGTGCTACCTTCTATAGCTCCAACAATAAATAAATCAAAATCTGTTGCAAAAATATTTGAAGAAAATACTCCTTTTAATGAATCGTTCGATTGTAGTTTTAAAGATTTATATCCTAATGATCTAAAATCTGCCACCAGTTCTGGCGTATTAACTAATGTGCCTAAAGTTATGATTGTTGCACCACCGCTATCTTTTCCTAACCATGACACAGGACCAGTATTTAAATCTGCATTATTTAATCTAAATACGTAATCTGAAGATATATTATCATTATAAAAATTTAATTTTACAGTAGAATCTGATAATTTATTAACAAGTTTTCCACAAGATGACGCAGCATTATTATTAAGTTTGACAAACATGGTTTCTGTATATTTCTTTAATACAAAAGTACCATTTGCGTATATAACTGTATTTTGCCTATTAGCTGTTTGTACGGTAAAACGTTGCTCCCCTACATTATTTATATCATAAAATCCAATCTTGCTATTTGTAATATACGAGCGTGTTGGAAAATCGTATAAAACTATATTGTCAACTGCGTCTTCTCCAAATTCAGGAGGTGGCGATATAAGTTTTGCTAAATTATCTAAAGTTAAACCTCTAGGGTCTTTTAAAAGAAAATAAGGATTTCTTCTATTATTTGCTCCCGCGATTGGAAAAACCACTTTTCTTTCAATGAAGTCAGAACCCGTTCCAATAATAGGTTGTCCTTGAGTATTATTTCCAACAGATGCGAAACCAGCTTTATTACCTCCTCCACCAGATACTATAAAAGTATTTTTTTGAATGTATATATTATAAAATAAATTTGATTTTAACCCACCTATACTAGTTTGTAAAGACAAGTTAAAAACATTTCCACCAGGCTGACTATCTGTTAATCCATTAGTAGAACTATTAGCATAATTACTAGCGTTAAATATTTCAGATAAATCAAAACTACCAACAGCCGCTGATGGCAATATGTTAGATATATCACCACCTTTTCCTTGATTACCAAAAATAAAAACATTTTGAGGCACATATAAATTAACAACTGTACCATCTGTATTATCACCAGTAAAATTTTTGAATGTGCCAAGCAAATTTATTGCATATTCATCACTAGCTGAAGAAAAAAAACGAGAACCCTCACTTAAATAAACATTAATACCAGAATAAAAATTTAGATCATCAGATCCATTATTGTAATCTATAATTTTTTTGAACAAGTCAAAATTTTCATATTTTGCACTTTGCGGAACTATAACTTCTAAAGTTTTTTTATTGAATTTTATATTTGGTCTTGTTGCGCCTGAATAACCAACAAGCACTTCATTTGATACCGTATCATTCAAACTATCGATACCAGATGCATAAATACTTATACCACTATTACCACAACTATTTGTATATAAACGAGCATAATAATTAGTGTCTAATTCTATAGGAGCAGTAGTTGGATAATTAAATTGATTTATATTTTTTATAATCAAATCGTTTTCTTCGTAGCCGTAAAACGTAGAAAATCTAGGTTTATTGTTTGTATTTTGAGTTATATTTAAATCTTCGATGTGAACAAGACTTGAAAAATTAGTATTTGTAGCTATTTCTAATCTATAACCAGTAAAAAAATAATTTTTTAAATTTCCTGTACCCGTTGGAGGAAACCATCTAAAATCATAATTTATTCCCTTACTAGAATCATAATTCTTCAATGCTACAAAATTTCTAATATGACCACCAGTGGTGTTTACTATTTTTGATCCAGTTATTTCAATTGTTATATTTCCACTTGGATCTACACTTCCATCTTCAATAGACTCGCTTGAGACGATAACATCACAAGTATTGTCTCCCGCTGGAGAAGTTTCTGGTGGACAATATAAAATAGTGACACTTCCACTTTGCCCATTATTTAAAATAAAACTTGAATCGGAAAGCGAAAAAAAATCATTAGCATCATCTTCAATTTCAAATTGATAAAAAATATCAGAGTTACCACTATTAAATATAGTAAGTGGATAATTAATACCAAAACCAGTAAGACATTCTCCAATATTTTTCCCAGTTAGATTAACATAAGTCATAATTGTAATAGAGTATTAAAATATATATCAGAATCTGTTTTACCTTTGAATTCTATAAATTTTACTGATACATCATGATTGTTTTTAAATTTATAAGTATGATTCCATTCTGGGCAATAAACATCTATTAATTTATTATAAGGTTCTGGCAATGTCATTTCAAAAATTTTAAAACCAGCGTTTGAATCAAGGAATTTTAATATAGCTAATGTTTCTTTATCATCTCTATCATTAAAACTAAATGAAAAATCTAATAAAGTTTTATTGATACCGTAATTTTCATAAGCCGCCGCTGAAGTTTCAAATTCTGTTTTTGTAAATTTTGGAGCCATTGGCATTTCAAAACTTAAGTCAGGTTTAAAATAAAATTTTCTAGTAAATAAAGAATTTACACCAGTTGGGCTTTTTGTATGATCTGTAAATGTATTATTAGATCCAGTAAACCAATAAAACCCTTTTACACTAGTCACAGTTGAATCATAATAAACGACATCATTATAAAAATAACGAGAATTTTCTACGAACGGTTTCAATACATTTTCACCAGTAATAAAAAAACCTTTATAATTCAAATTAGAATCATAACTAGAAACGCATTTTATATTTATTTTATTTAAATTAGCTTCTACAGAATTATACTGCAAATCTGAAAAATATATTTTTGCATTATTTGTATAAGGATAAAACAAATCTATTTTTACACTCTCATAAGAATCTAATATGGTTTTTGGCGTATATTCAAAAGTATTTTGAAAAAATCCTATCAAAGCTTTCGCCTCTTTATCCGTTAATCCATCATAAGATAAATCAAATTGAGATTGTAAATTATTAATATTTGGAATAACGTTTACTGCATAATTATCACCGTATTCCATTCTTTGAGATTTTGTACTAAAATTCGCAGAACAACCATATGTTTTGTTAAAAATAGAATCTATATTCTTAGTTAAATATTCTGATCCTGTTATATTTATAGGAGCATAACGATAATCAGAAGCTGTAAAATTAGATGAAGAAACATATAAGCCATCATCATTTGTAAAATGTTTTTCAAAAAGATATTTTTCTATAGCTAATATATCATCGTCAGTTGGAACTTTAGCAAAACCTAATATTTCATAATAAGAAATATCTGAACCATCATAATTAAATACATTATTTTGAGAAGGATGATTATTATTTGCCGCGCCTATCATTAAACCACTGCATCCAGAATTGAAATGATTTGTGCTGTTTATATTTAATAATTCATATCCATTATTTCTTAATCTTAAATTATTTGTCGTATCATTTTTTATAATAGAAACAATGTTTTTATTGCTCAATACCTTAGAAGCAGAAAAAGCTGAATTTACATTTAATGGATTATTCTCTGCACTTCCTGTTGCATTAATGACAAACTGCTGAGAACCAACAGAAGTATTTAAATTCCATTTATATATATCAGTATTACCGGAGACCCCTAAAAAACCGCTGCTTGCGCAATTTGTTGGATATCTTGAAGCGGCGTATAAATCTGTATCAATTATACTTGCTATGTTTGGTTTTATTGTAAAGCCGTAATCACCTCTTCTTAAATCATCAAACTCATAAACAATAAACCAACAACGATCCCCAGTCAAAAAACCAACAAAACCGTCGCCAGTGGTAAATAAACTATTAAGAGTAAAATTTGAAAAATCAGCTTCGAAACTAACACAATTTTTATTTTGATTATAAAAAGGACGATTTTGACTTGAAGTGGTATTATTTAAATCTTGATTAATCGCGTGACCTGGAGCAGAATTATACCATTTATTAATCTCGCCACTAGAATTAAATTCTAAATTATTTAAATCATTTAAATTAAACCACGCAAACAATCCTGATAAATTTATTGGAGACGCGCTATCACCAGTATAATATTCGAAATCAACCAAATCATATTTTAAATAAGAATTGGTAGTTTCAAAATTCTTTATACCTGTAATTGAAAACTGAGTGTCTAAAAATTTACTCATAATGTACTCCTAAGTGGCGCTAAACGTTGCATGATAGATAATTTGCTTTGTAAAACACCGTTATTAGTAGCCGATAAACCTCTTGATTCTATTTTGCCAGTAACATAAAAAGTATTTAATATATTATTATTATAATCTTTTAAAAATAATTCGCAAACAGAATCTTTACCTTCTATATCGCAAACGTTTACTTGTTTAAAAAAGTTACCATCTACTGTTACATTTTTTGTTTTATTAGTTTTTGCTACTCTGAATGGCACGATCTCATCATTTTTAAAAAAAGGAGCGCGATTGCATTGTTCTGAATATTGAAAACTAAATATTTCTGAAAATCCAAAGACATTTGTTATATCAGATATATAAGTTCTATTTGAATGAGAAATATTATTCAAAGCGCTATTTCTTACATTTGCTCTAAATGCTTTTAAATCATTAGTGCTGTCTTCTGCGTTTATTTGTCCGTACCATTCAAATTCAGCATTTATAGAAATAGGAGAAAATTGAGAGGCTTGAAAAGATATGTTTTTTAAGTAACAATTTTGTATCTGCACTCCAGCAAACACAGCGTTTACAGGAGACTCTGAGACTGTTGTCGGGCTTAAATAATCAGGAAAAGCGCCTGTTAAAAAAAATTCTGTATTCAAACTACCAACCACAGTTCCTTGAGGAGCATATCGCAATAAAGATCCATCTGATAATAAAACTGGTTCTATGCTTGATTGCAAAGAAATTTCTACTGATGTAGAATAAAAAATATCATTGTTTATTCTAAAATCTAAATTTTCATATTTTATGAATTTGCTCATTAGACGACAGTGTATGCAATTGTAGAAATGACTGTAAAATCGACATCGCCCCAAGTACTTTTTGTTCCATCTGTTTCACAAATTCTATAGTGCAACATCTGGCCTGAAGTGAAAGAAGTTGTTCCATTAAAATTAGTTTTTAACTTATTGTATACTATATTTGTAAACAAAGGGTTAAAAATTGAATAACCAATAATACCACTTACTGGTAATGATGCTGGATTACTAGGAGGGCTTACAAAAAAACCTGATATAAATCCATTTGGAGTTATAGGATTATAAAGAGGATTAACTGCTGATATTTCAAATCTATACTCAGAACTATTAGCTGACGTATCTGACGTTATAATTGATATCTTTTCTACAGTTCCCGCGTATTGAGTTATACTAAATGGAGCAGCAAAATCATTATGACCAGATGGATTTGAAGCAGAACTATTAATCAAAGGATTGAAATATATATGACTTCCAGTTACTCTGGTTGAATATATTTGAACAAACTTACCTTTACAATAACTGTCACTAGAAGTATAACTCCCATCGATATCTAAATTTCCAGCACTAGTTAGTTTAGCAACAACATCTGGACTCGCTCCAAAATAACCATTTTTTACAAAAACAAAACAATCGTTATCAGCGACACCCAAAGCAGAATCATTATATAAATTACCAATTGACCATTTTGGAGTATTAACTGCCGCATCAAAACGCGAAAATGTAACCAAACTATTTCTGTTAGCAGTTGGGTCTAAAGAAACATTTTTATTTGCAGCAACAACAATCTGCGTTGTTCCTTGTATATTTGCGCTTTGAAATGACGCTATAGTATTTTCAGCAGACCCATCAGTAACAACATCTAATTGAAATTGAGGACCAGTAGTACCTAAACCAAAATTTCCTGCAACATCTATAATTGCATTTGTAGTTGATAAAGTAGCGCTTGGGCCAATAAATGTTTTATTTGCAGAAAGACCAAAATAACCTATATTTGTAGAGTTTCTTAAACTTAATAATGTATTTGTTTGATTTGTCTGAAATCTACTCACTTGAGCAACAGTACCGCTTACATGCATTGTGTAAGCTGGAATTGTGTGACCAACACCTACTTTAGGAGTAACTGAATCATTGTCTATATATATTGCATTTTTACCTAAATTAAGATCGCCTATATTATTATAATTTAAAAATAAAGTTTCATCGCTTGCGCTTGTTTTTATTTCTGTATTGTATGGATCAAAAACTAAAGCGTTTCCTGAATTTTGAAATTCAACAAATTCACCACTAACTAAAAATTTATTAGTTAAAGCTCCAGTAGTGCCATGAATTGCAAAATTACCGCTCTGATCAATTGCCATTAAATTAGTAAAAATAGAACCACCATTAATCGAGGATTCTAAATATAGTTTCGTATCATTTGGTTTTTTAGAGAATTGATAGTAAACACTAGGATCTGTAATAGATATTCCAATTTTTCTATTAGTAGCGCCACTAATTCTTATTTGACCTAAACCTAAAGTTGCACCTGGAACATCAACAACATCTAATGATACGCCTGGAGTTCTATCGTTTATTCCTACAAAACCATTTGATCCACTTACTGAGAGACCAATAGTTCCAGCAGATTCAAAAATTGTAAAACCATCACTACCTTGAGCCGTAAAACCTGTAAAAGATTGAGACAATTCATCTCTAGAGATTTTAAATGTATTGGTAGATGTAGAATCGGTGATATAAAATATATCACCAGACACGACATTAGATCCGAAAATTTCCGTTAGAGATGCTAAAGGTGCGCTCATATTAACTATTTAAATATCCTTTGTAACTTAATTTTACACTTAAAACGTCATCGGCTGACGAATTATAATCTTGAGATATTAACTTGACATTTGAAAAAGTTTGTTTAAACAACAAAATTCCATTAGAAGCGTCTAAAGCTAATAAATCTAATACGCCTAAAGAAAGATTTTGAAAAACCTTTCCACGAACTTCTATGTTAAAATTGTAATCGATATCATTATTCATCTGATCATACAATTTCTTGCTTTCGTAATCATCCACTTCTATTGTAAATGAAGCGTCTATTTCAATTGGTAATTCTAATAATATTTCATAAGGTACATATGCAAAATTAGCTATAGGACCAGACGGTCCAGACGGACCAGTAGAAGAAAATCCAGATGGTTGCAATAAATAAATTGGTTTTTTAGGACAATTTATATTATAATTAAATTGAGTTATTCTATTAGTAGATGAGCCGCTGCATGATAAAATAATATCTTTTACTTGCGGTACGCTTATATAAGGAGCGCCTATATTACCTGAAGCTGAAATAGTTTTACCTATATCACCAAAAACTTGTATATCAATAGAAGTTTGAGGAACTTCACCTACAGAACAATCTAAACTTATACTATTAACGCAACCAGTTTGAAATCCAAAAGATTTACCAAAATAATCAATACTTCCAGCGAATCTTTGGGCTTGCTTATCTGGTCTTTCACCAGTGAACCTTAAAAAAGGTTCATTATATAACAAATATTTATTTACGCTAAAAGAAGCGCTTGGAACTTCTGCCATTACCTGTTTATTATAACCAACACCTATAGTATTAATAGGGCCATAATTTACTGAGTAATTGCCTTGTACAGATAATACGCCAGAAATAGCATTACCATTTAAGTAAAATCTATTTTCGTAATTTAGTATTGAATTTTTCATTAGATAGGTCTACGAGTTCCAGCTAACGTGCCACCGAATCTTTGTTGTTGTTTTATTACGTCTAATACTGTTTTATATACTTGAGAATTCAAATTATTAGATAATTCTACATCTTGTTGTTTGTAACTTGTTGAATCCGCTCCCATTTGTATAGCACCGTCTCTATTTACTGTTGTATTGAAATTAAATGAATTAGTTGCATTTGTATTACTAACTGTATTAGAATTATCAGAAGAACCACCGTACATTCCTCCATTTTGCATACCAACACCATATTTTTTAATAATTGGTGAACCATATGATCCACCTTCTGCATAAGCTGGAATCGTATCTGATAAACGAGTTCCGATATGACCACCTTTTTGAGCCAAATTAGCGTTCTGAGCTAATTGTTGAGGAGTTACATTCATAGTCGTATCGCCAAAATTACTTTTTAAATTACCAGCACCAGCAACTTTCATTATTCCAAATGAAGCTACCATTCCAGCTACTGACCCCACAATACCAGCAATCATTTTTTTTCTTTCAAAAGCTTTGCGTCTTTTTTCTGCTTGCTTGGCTTTTTCTACGTCTCTTAATTCATCGTATAATTTACTATTTTCCAAACCATAAGTCGTCATGCCTTCTTCCATAGAATTCAAATCATTCAACTCTGTTACGAAAGAACCTCCAGAAGCAAAACGAGGAGCCATTGAAAAATTTAATTTATCTAATTCGCTTGGACCACCCATTGCCATTACCGCATTTCTATTTAATACGTATTCACCATTCTCAAGCAACGCTGGATATTTATCTCCAGATCCAGTTCCTGAAACATACATACCTGATTGTGCGCGTACGACACCACCTTTTTGAGCCGTAAACAAATTTTCAAGACCAAAACTACCAATCAGCTTGCGTGTTCCCGCTTGCATCAATGTTGTGCTTATAGAATCTAAGAAACTAGCAGCAACACCCAGTAAAGCATCACCAAGATTATCTGTTTCTTTTATAGCGGCTTTTATCCCATTAGCCATACCATCAGCAAACATACTTGGAAGATCTTTTCCTAATTTAGCCACCATTAAATCTGCGTCATCGTTTAAAGATGAAAAACCAGATTTTAATTGTAATCTAAAATTTCTAGCTTCTTGCAATCTTTT